CGCTGCGAGCAGTTCCGGCTCGACGTGCCGCTGCGCATCGTGCCCAGCACCGGGTTTGCGCTGCCGGATCGCGCCGCCGTGCTCGAGTGGGTGCATCGCATCCTGGTTGGCGGCAACCGCTCCACGCGCAGCGGGACCGTGCACGGGCCTGGCTACTGGCTGGCCTACGATCGCCCCATGGGCAAGGCGCACGACCTGGACGGCCTGCAGCGCTACCTGCGCGACCTGTGGGGCTACGTCGGCGACGAGGCGATGGCGACGCTGATCACCGTGTTGTGCAGTGAGGATACGGCCATGCATGGCCACCGCGGCGCGCTGTCCCTGGTCGACCCGACCACCGGCGAGGGCGAGGCGTGGGCCGCCCTGAGCTGGCACGATTTCGAGGGATTGCGCGAGCCCTACGGCTGGCCCGCGGGCCATCCGACGCCGTGGATCGAGGCGGAGTGATGCCGGCGGCGATCTATGGAGCGCTCACCTGGTACGTCGCCACCGTGGGCGCTCCGCTCTACTGCGGCGGCGCCTACGACCCCGCCGAGGCCTGGCTGGCCGTGCCGGTCGAGCACTACGAGAGCGGGGAGGTCGAGTGCGGGGATGTCTTCGCTGTCTGGGTGGATGGCCATTTGCGCTATCTCCCCGCGCTCGACGCCGGGGCGTTCGGGCCGTACTGTGTGGTGGACGCTGGGAAGTGCGTGGACATCGTGGCCGACCTGCCGCGGCACGTGTTCCTAGGAAAGCGGCTGTCGAAGCGGGGGTATGTGGTCAACACGGAACCCGCGAGAGAGCGGATGGAGAGGGAGAGGTGACCGGCTGGACCCACATCGAGCTCCGCCTGGAAGGCACGCCCCACCACGGCGAGGTCGTGGCCTGCACGGTCAACGACGCGCCCCACGAGGCCGAGATCGTCGCCGTGGGGCCATACCTGTGGGAGATCCGCGTTCGCATCGTGGGCATGGACCTTGACGACCACTACCAGCCCGCCGACCTATTCGGCGGATCCGGCATTGCGATGCACGTCAACCGGGATGGGCGGGCGATGACGGGGTGGAGGGAGCCCTAGTCCGGCTCCTCCTTCCCCATCAGCCGCTGGATCGCCTTGACCACCTCGCGGCTCATCTCGTTCCCGGCGTAGGCAAAGGCGATCAATCCGATCGGGGCCATCGACACTAGCTGCAAAAAGAACCCAGGCATCGTCACCATCGGGATCGCAAAGCCGATGATGGCCAGCGCGAAGGCTGAGAGATACTTCCACTTCCACTCAGGCCACGGTCGCTCCAAACCTACCTCGACCAGCCCCAGCATGATGTAGGGCAGCAGGTAGCGCAAGGCGCTGCCTACGACCAGGAACAGGACCACGTACCCGATTTCTCTTAGTAGCTCCATCACTTGTCCTCCTTCTTGGCTCTCTCCTCGCGAATCATATCGCGCACGCCCTCGATCACCTCTCTGCACAGATCTTTGAGGATACGCGTCGTCAGCTCCTCATAGACCCTGCGCGGCAAGATGTCGCCCCGCAACAGCAGCCACAGGTTGATGAACATCAGCGCGACGACTCCCCCGGTGTTGATCAGATTCCAGACAGTTACCGCTTGCTCAGTCATCTTGGCCACCTAACCGGGTCCCGCTCTGCTACTACCGTCTCGACGATCTCCCGCATCCGGTCATAGTCGATCCCGGCACCGGGCTCTGCCGTCGGGCACACGCGCGTCGGCCCCGTGCCTACAGTGGCCAGCTCCAGGTGCGCATCGTCCAGGTAGCCGTCATTGTGGCGGACCGGCCACTCGCAGACCTGGCGTACAGCGACGGTGATCTTGTCCGACCACGCCTGCGCGGTCGCGTCGACCTGGACCCACTGGTTGTAGGCCTGCAGTGCCTCTTTTCCCCATACCGTGGTTCGCGCTCTCGGGTTGGCGTCGCCCCAGGGATTGATGCCGACCAGGACGGAGCATTTGCCGTCCTTGATCGAGCTGTCGGGATTGTCTTGCTCTGAGCTCCACTGGTAGGCCCACGCGCTGAACCTGTACCACTGGCCGGGCACGGCGCCATAGATCTCCTGGTAGATGCCCGCGTCGTGACTGGCAAAGGTCGTAAACAGCTTCTGTGCCGCCTGCCCGCTGCGCACCCTGCCCTTGCCTACGCCGACCTGCTCCGGCTTGTACTCCGGCCGCTTGTGTGGCGAGGCGGGATCATACCACACCTGCCAGCTCTTGCCCACCTCCAGCTCGCCCACCCCGCCGCTCAGGTAGAACCCGCCCTCGAAGCCGGGGTTGCTCAGCATCTCCGCGTCGGCCTGCCCAAAGCCGGTCACCCCCTGCCGGGCTCCAACGGCCAGCCCCGCCGCGATCGCCGCGACCAGCACCAGGCCCACGATCGGCACCCACGCTCTCTTCATCTTCGCCTCCTGCTCATCTTCACAGCGGTTCGTCTATCGCCTCAGTGCCGGCGCGATGTAGGCCAGCCACCACAGCAGCATCGCCCCGGTCACGGTCAGCGCCATCTCGATCAGCAGCAGCCAGCGCAGCTGCATCCGAAGCGTCAGTAGCGTCTTCACAAATCGCCTCCTTCCCAGTTGTCGATGCGCGTCAAAAAATTATAGGGTCCGTTGGAGCATACCCCGACCACGCCTGAGTTCAGATCTGAATCCACCGCCGAGAGCACCTCGACATCGTCGAACAAGACGCGGATCGTGGTCCCGTTCGCCTCCAGTCGCACGGTCTGCCCGCCGGCCTGCAAGTTCGTCGTGTCCCCGTTGTCGAGTTGGGTATAGACGCCGTTGACGTACTTGAACAGGTAGTTCCACGGCGTCCAGAAGCCGTAAAAGTTGATCGTCGGCCCGAGCAGCACACGCACGGCGATGCCCGTTTTCTGGTTCAGGTTGACATAGGGTACCGTACACTGCGCGTACTGATTGTCCGCAAAGCCGGCGTTCCACCCGGCCAGACTCAAGCCGCTCGAATCGCCAGTCAGGCCGTTGGAGCGAATGTGCAGATTCCCGGTGACGACCTGCCAGGTCAGATCGTGGTCCTCGATATGCACATCGTCGTCGTCGGTAAAATCATCGGTGACGACCAGTTCGCCGCCGCCTGCAGCGAGTCCGGCTGCGGCCAGGGCCGCCCGCAATGCGATCCCGAGTGACGCCATCAGCCCATATCCTGCCCGGCGGTGAAGCCGAGCACGGTCGAGCCGTCCGCCCGACAAATGAGCGTCACTACATCCACGTCACCCGCCCCGGTCGAGAGCGTCGGGGCAGTCGCTGCGGGCCAGTCGACGCCGCCCGGCCAGGTTATCGTGCGCGAGCCCGTGCCGTCCTGGACGAGCACGAGCGTGATCGCGCGCCCGGTGGCCTCTCCTGTGAACGTGAACGTCGGCGAGTCGGTCAGGGTCAGCTCGAACAAACTCGCCGCCGACCAGTCGATCTCGTAGCTCGCGCCGGTGTTAGCCTGCACGATCTGCTCGGAGAAATCGCGCAGCTCGTTGCCTTGCATGTCCAGGTTGCCATCGTCGTCGATGGTCGGATAGCTGTCCTGTAGCAAGCTGCCATCGGTACCATCCCAGCGCGCGATGGCGTGGTCAGTCGAGGAATCCGGCCCCGAGACGCTGGCCGAGCCGCTGCCGGAGGCGGTTCCCTCGCCGCCCCACAACCGCAGGTCCATGAAGATGTCGCGCGGCATGATCGCCGTCTGGGCGTTGTAGAGCCGCACCGCCGCGATCGGCCAGTGCTTGGCCAGAATGCCCGAGGTGGCCAGGACCGTGCTCGCACTCGGCAGCGCCCGGTTGCCGCCCGACACGTCCGCCCCGTCGATGACGTCGAGCGTATTGTCCGAGCGGTCGAGGGCCAGGACCACGTAATGCGTCACATCGGTGCCGGCAGGACGGTAGGCCGACAGCGAGCTCGAGGTCGTGCGCTCGAAGACCTTGTGCGTGCCCTGGTAGCGGTAAAAGGCCCGTTCGACGGTCACCGTCAGGTCCGGCGGATTGCTCGGGTAGGCTGCCAGGGGCAGAAACGACAGGCCCGTGATGTACAGCGGATCGGAACCGTAGCGACCGTGGGTCCAGTTGTGCGGCTGCACGTTCACGAACTGGCCATCGCTCCAGCTATAGGCGCGATTGGTGTCGGTGCGGATGACGGTCAGGACCCCATCGCGGTCGGCCACGATGACCGGGAGATTGAGCGTCTGGGGCAGCTGCACGCAGCGCACGACCGCCTCCACCGGCGAGCCCCCGGCGCCAATGCGCGCCCACACGCGATCTTTGTGGCGGGTGCCGGCGTCGTCGGTGTAAAAGAGCGTGCCGTCTTCCTTGCCCAGATAGGCCGGCATGCCCTCGTTGAGCACCGTGTTGATCACGGCCCGGCGGAAGGTGCGCTCGAGCTCACTCATGGCACGTAGCTCATCCAGAACACGTCATCCTCCGCGCCCATAGAAGGTGCTGATCCCGCCATAGACCCGCTCGGCAGAGTTGTATGGCCCGCCCAGGAAATTGAGCCCGCTGGCCAGCCCGCCATCGTCGCCAATGTCGGTGCGCGATAGGCCGTGGTTTTGCGAGCGGTAGACCATCGGCGGATACTCTTGCTCCCAGGCATTGTTGGCCGTGTCCATCATCGTCACCGTCCAGAACACGGTCCCGCCAGCATACGTGTCGCTCACCCACGGCACCCACACGTCGCAGAAGTTGGACTCGCGTCCAACCCCGTATCCATCCGTGCCGTGCACATAGTCTCGGCTTTGCTGCGCCAGCGCGAAGGAGTAGCCAAAGTCCTGACTGCGGTACAGCCGCCACCAGCCATCAAAGGCAGCCTCTGGCTCTTTGGCGATGCAGATATAAGTCGTGTTGGAGTGCATGTCCAGCGCCAGGCCCGCCTCCAGGCCGATGACCAGGTAGCCAGTGACGTCCACGCCCTCCTCAAAGTCCACGATCTCCGTGGCGTATTTGACCGAACCCCATGCGTCCTGCGTCTGCAGGCACCCGATGAGCACGTGCTCATCGCCACCGCCGTCGGTATAGTTCAGCCACACGCCCGCCCAGGCCCATCGCTCCTGGTCGGAACGGTGGGAGAACTGCATGCGGAAGATGTAACACTCGCTGTAATCTCCACCGTGGCCGAACTCGGTGGCCAGCTCCGCCTCACTGTAGAGCTCGCTCCAGGAGCCCTCGTCGAACGGCAGCGGTGTGTACTCCCACAGGCCCCAGCCGTAGCCGAAGAAACGATTGGCGCTGCTGCCGGGCATCAGGCAGGTCTTGTTCTTGCCGACGACGTGATCGATGGTGTTCCAGGTCGGCGGGCTGGCCGTGATGTCGTCGGTCCAGTAATCCTCAGTGTCGTAATACTGCGTGGTGTAGAACTGCCCGACGCTGAAATCGCTGGCCGGCTGCTGTGGCGGGTCCTCCAGCGGCGTCATCTCCGGCTCCGGGTCGTAGCTCAGATCGGGCGGCTCCCACTCTGGATCCGGCAGCCCCTGGCCAGGCATCAGCACCGTCACCGCCGGTGTGCCCGAGGTCTCGCGCTCCCATAGCAGCTCCACCGTCTTCACCAGCCCCGTGCGGCCCTGGTCGTAGCGCACGTTCATCTCGCGCACCAGGCCCCGCTCGTTGGAGAAGGTCAGCCCGCGCTGCGCGGCCGTATCGCTCGACACGTTCAGCCGCACCCAGGTCATATCGGCGGGCTCGATGCCCTTGTCGTCGCCCTCGGCGAGCAGGATGTTGAAATAGCCTTGTGGCGCATTGTGGCGGGCGTAGCGGTGTCCCTCACAGGCGTTGAGCGCCGACTGCGACGCGGCGAGCTGCTCGCCCTGGTTGGCCCCGCTCTCGCCTTGGCCCGGGCTCTCTCCCGGCGCGATGCAAAACACGGCGCTGATGGTCGTATTGGAGGCCAGCACCGCCTCTACGCCGTAGTCGTCCCGCTCCAACTCCAGTCTGCCACCTCGAGCGCCGTCGAGTGCCAGTGCAGCAGGTAGTGCAGGTACTTGTCCATGTTCGGCGCGGTCATCTGCGCCCAGGAGGCGGGCGAGGCCGCCACCTCCACGCTCAGCGGGAAGCCGGGCAGCGTGTCGAGCTTGCCCGCCACGTCCAGGCAGTTGAACACCGTATCGCGCAGAATGCCGGTGCGCTCTGCCGAGATGGTCGCCGGGTCGGTCTGGTGCCAACCCCAGAACTTCATGTGGCTCCGGTCGGCGCCGGTCGAGGGCTCGCCTTCCCACAGCATCACCAGCGTCCCGTCGGGGTAGGTGGCCTCGGGGATGTCCTCTAGGACGCGCACGGCGATGCGCTGGCCGTCCGTCGTCTTGCGGTGCCCCTCGACGCTGAAGCTGGCGATGGAGGTATCGGCGGCGGGATCGCGGGCGTAGATGGGCAGATGCATGGTGTGCGTCTCGGCGTTGGAGTCGGTCACGGTCAGGGCCACCCAGTAGAAGCCGGGGTCGCAATCGACCTCGATCTGCGCATCGCTGAGCGCATAGCCGCCGACCAGCGCCACGCCGCTGGGCAGCGTCCAGGCGTAGGAGCTGATCGTACCCGAGACGGCGAAGGACGCCTTGGCCCCCGTCCCCGGCAGCGTGACGCGCAGCAGGTCCGTGCCGCTGTCTATCGTCCCGGCCATGGGCGCGCCTGCATTCGCCACCGGCGGCGGGTCCGTGGTGTAGGTGCCCACTGGGAGGTCATTGTCCTTGTAGACCACGGCATCATCGTCAATGTAGGGGATTTTCGACCAGACGCGATAGTCGTTGAGAACCGTGATATAGGCGTTGTCTACCAGGTCCACCTCACCATCGCGCGTGCCCCTTGAGGAGCGCCCGAAGTAGAGGACGCTGGACGTGGCCACCTTGCGCACCCGCTGGCGCCCGTACTCATCGCCACCGGCAGAGGAACCGAACAGCACGGTCATACCCGGTACGATGTCGCCGTAGGCCCCAGTGGTCACCCCGTCGAACGTCACCTGCGCGATGGGATAGGCGAACGAGCCCTGGTTCGTGCGGGCGGCAAAGACCGTCGCTGGTTGCGCCAGGAACAGTCGCAAGGTCATGATGCGTCTGCCAGGTCGCGGACCAGGATCACCACATCGCGGGGGAAGAAGTTAGTCCAGCGCACGTCCTGCCCCGGCTGTGGGCGAATGGCCAGCCCATTCTTGCGCGTCCAGGCGAACGTCTCGTCACGCACATACACCGTCACCTCGTTGCTGCCCGCCGACTTGACGCCGAATGCATCGAGGATAGCCTGGTACTCGGTGACGCTGGAAACTACCGAATAGAGCAGCTCGACGTACTTGCCCTCGTCGTAGGGCGTGCCGTCACCGCCGAAGGTGCGCCGCGTCGGCTTGATGCCTTCACTTCGCGGCTGGGGGTCGAGTACGTTCAGGCTCACCAGCGCCACGTCGTGCCCATCCGCTACCCTGTAGGTCACGGTGCCTGCCTCCTGAAGAAGCCAATCAGCGCCTGCTCCACAGCCCGCCCGATGTCCTGCGGTGACTGCCCCGGCGCGGCGTAGATGGGCATGGAGAATGCGCCCGATTGGATGGTCATCCCACCGCCACCGCCTACGGCGCCGACGAGCTGCCGTTGTGTAAAGCCACCACCCAAAGCGCCGCGCAGCAGGGCCGTGGTGTCCGCGCTCAAGACATACTCGGGCCGGGAGCGGCTGCCGTGCAGCATCGTCGCCGCTGTCTCGAACACTGGGCCGCCAGCCTGCCGAGTGAGCATTGGCCCTGATATCCACTGTTTGAGAAATGGGTCATAGTGTGATGTCACGATGGCTGGGCGGCTCGTCGTTGTCCCGCCCGTGGTCCCGCCCGTGGTCCCGCCCGTTGCGGTCGTGCCCCCGTAACTGCTCGGGGCACTCATTCTTGATTGCATCGCCTTCCAGTAGGTGTCAAAGAGCTTGATGGATGCGTCCTGCTCTTTCTTCTGCAGGTCCAACCAGGCTTGGTTGTGTATGCCCAAGTCGTCAAGGCGGTCCACCAACCCGTCCCACTGGGCATTACGTTCCTCTATCGCGCCCTGGTTGATCTGGTTGATGCGCTCGGCGGTCTGCGCCGCCATCGCTGCAAGCTGGGCCTCGTGGTCCTCTTGCATCCGCGTTAGGCGAAGGGCGCGATCCTCATCCTCTAGCGCCTGCCGTTCGACCAAAGCAGCACGCATGTCGACGATGCGCTGCGCGTCGGCCTTGCGCGCGTCGGCAAGTCGTTCCTGGTGTGCCTCGCGTTCCTGGTCGATGCGCTCCTGCAGGTTCCCGCGTTCCTGGTCGATGCGCTGCCGTAGGTCTTCCTCGTTCTGCGTGATCTGGGTCTGGAAACGGCGCTGCTCCTCTGCCACAGCGCGGGCGTCCAGGTTCGCCGCCGCCTCCATCAGCCGGTTACGGTGGTCAACGCGCTGCCGCTCCAGGTTGCGTTGTCCCTCAGCCTCGATCTCGGCGATGCGCTTGTTGCCGTCTTCCTTGAGGTCGGCAATCTTGTCGTTCAGGTCTTGCTGCCACTCGCGCTCGCGCTCTACCGCGTCGGCGCGGATGCTGGCGATGCTCTTGGCAAGCTCCGTTTCCTGGCGCGCCCTCTGACGGGCAAAGTCCTGGGCCTCACGGGCCAGCGTCAGTTCATAGCCGGCGATGAGCTGCGTTCGCTGTGCCTCGGCCTGCTGCGTTGCCTCGAGGCGTTGGGCATTGGCGTCGCGTTCAATCTCCTGCACCGCCTTGCCCCAGTCCTTGATCGCGTCTTCCTGCTCGGGAGTGAAGCGTGATGCCTGCTTCCCGGCCGCCCGCGCACCCGCCGCCAGGTCTTCCGCCGCCTGTGGAAGCACGCCGAGAAACTTGGCGATCCCCGTCACAAGCTGCTCGCGGTGCCGGTCCACGTCGGCGGTCCACTCGTCCACGTCCACCCAGGCGCGCAGTTCGTCCGCGCCGCGCAGCATGTCATCGCTGAGCTTTGACAGCTGGGCGAGTGGGCCGATGTCGGGTCCAGGAATGAGGTCGAGTATGCGCCGGATAAAGTGCCCCAGCGTCTCGGCAATGCCAGCAAAGCCCGTTGCCAGCCAGCCTGCGGCTGTGCGAATGACCTTGACCACTTCACCCATTGCCGTAGCAATCGCGTTGGCGACGATGACGATCACTTGTCCACCCGTGCGCAAGGCGTCTTGCATCGTTGCTTGCGCCATCTGTTCGTCGCCAGCCGCCCGCCCGATGCCCCGCCCGACCTGAACGCCAATGTTCGCACCCACGACCGCCGCGCCGCCGAGAACCGCCGTCGTCTTGAGCGCCGTCCCCAGCGCCGCCGCCGCCTTGAGCGTCTTGATGCGGGCGAGTGCCTGGGCGATCTGGTTGAGGAAAATCAGTGTGGGTGCGCCTACAGTGACGATGGAGGCCAGCGCCGCGCCCAAAGTCGCCACCTCGGGATGCGATTCGCGCAGCTTGGTCAACCATTCGGCGGTTCCGCTGAGTATCGGCGTCAGGATCTTGAGCATGGGCTCGAAGCCCTCAGCGAGCAGCTGTATCGCCGCGTCTTTCGCCGCCCGGAAAGAGGCATTGAACGTCCGGCCCATCTGGTCGGCGGTGACTTGGGTGATGCCCATCTTGGTGAGCACTATATCGAGGGCCTGGCCAAAGTCGTCCCCGGTATCTTTGAGCGCAGCACGCAGCGCCACGCGCGAGATGTTGAACCGCTCGGTGAGGGACACGAGGTCCGTGCCGCCGGAGGTCAGCGCCTCGTTGATAGCGAACGCCGCCCCGGTGATGCCCTCGCGCTGGTTCAGGACCGACACGCGCCGCGTCAGGTCGAGCCAGCCCTGCAGCTGCTCGGTGTTGCCCTCCAGCGTCGGGAGCAACTGCTTTGCCGCTTGCAGCAAGTCCGCAAAAGGCAATCCGGCCTTTGCCGCCGAATCGCGCAGCTGTTCGGTCAGCTCGGTCGCCGCCTTCATGCTGCCGGTCATGCCGCGTAGCTGTACCTGCACTTCCTCGAACGAGGCCGCCGCGCGGATGCCCATCACGGAGATGATGCCGCCGGCGATGCCCAGCACCTTCAACTCGCGGTTGACCTTGCTCACCTCGGCGCTGAATGTGCGCACACCGCGCTGCAGGCCGACGAAGGCATTGCCGATAGTCTGCCCGACGCGGCGCATCGTCAGCTGTGCGCGTTCAGCGCCGCTGGTATCTATAGTGATGGATCCGTGGGCATTTCCCAGCCGTGTCCCGCCTAGAAGGCCCCCAAGTAGTGGCATCAGTCCACCTTATGTACCCGTATGCCCTTGACCCGCCCGCTCAATGCCTTGAGCGCCGCCACGCCATCGCCGCCGTGCCGTTCCTTCGGTTCCGGATTGGGCAGGCGGAAGTCTGGAGCAAGCAACTGCCCCATGCGGTACTTGGGCTCGAGGTGCTTGTCCTTGCCCGCGCCCAACCATTCCGTCTCCTGTGCCGCCGCCTCTATCGCGTTGCCGAAGAAGGTCACGGCGCTGTCAAACTGGTATGCCGCCCAGGCATCATCAATCTGTAGCAGGCTGCTCGGCCTCTGGCTCGTCGCCGTCGCCGTCCGGTACAGGCTCCACAGCTGATGCTTGTCGCTGCAGAAACCTGCGCAGGTCGTTCGCTGGCAGGACCGCCAGCGAAAAGACCGTCCCCCTGTCTGCCAGTTCTACATCCTCGATGGCGATCTCATCCTCGGCCTGTGGGTCCGCCACGATGCGCGGTTCCACAAAGGCAGCGGCACAGATAGCGTCGATCAGCGCCAGCATCTCGTCTGACTGCTCGGCCAGCTTCTCGACGCTCAGCAGCTTGTCCAGCTCATCCGTATCCACGCCCTCATAGATCATCTTTGCCACGAGCGGCGTCAGTAGGTCCGGTATTTTGCCCTGGCGCAACAGCACATCCAGCGCCACCGGGCGGATCTTCGCGCTGTTGCCGGAGGGAAGGGCCAGAAGAAAGCCCTCCTCTCGCGGCTTGCGCCAGTCAATCCCCCGCGTTGGTCGTTTCGTCTCACCCATCGCTAGGTGATGTTCGTCGGCGGGATCGCCACGTCTGCGGCAGTCGCGTGCTCGATGACATTGATCAGGCCATAGGTGGCGTCGTCCACGATCTGGATCGTTGCCTCGGGGATGGCGAACGCACCATACTCCAGCTGCGCGATGGTCAAGTCTCCCATCAGCTTGCACTTGGGGATGAAGATATGCGTATCCCCGGTGCCTTCCTCGGCCAGCGCCTTGCCGCAGATGCCGATGTAGGGCATCGCGTCGCCGCCGCTAACCTTGAGGTGGTCTTGCGCGTCGCCTGATGCGGTCGAGGTGCTGCCCAGGATAACTTCCAGCGCGGCGATAGAGATGCTGCCGAACCGCACGCGCACCTCGCCGCCAATCGCCCGCGCTGCCGACGCCATGATCGTGTCGTCGCCTTCAAGCTGCGCGCTGACGGTCGCCAGCGTGGTCCCCATCAGCTGTACGCTTGGCACATCGACTGCCGTGTCGTAGGTATCCGTGGCGGTCCACGCAGCGACTTTGACATCGCGGAGGCCGAACTGTGGTGCTCCGTAGCTATCGAATCCCATGATGTATCTCCTTATACTGACTTTTTGGTCGTGACCTGATAGGTCGAGCGCTCCACGTTCGCATCCAGCTCGGTATCGCGCTGGTTGCGTATGTCGCCCGCCCACAGGCACATGAATGTACCCGACAACTGCACGGCATGCAGCAGCGCCCAGACGCGATTGCGCATCGTCTCAATGTTGCTGTAGCCGTCGTCCTCGTAAAACCACACTTCCAACATCTCGCGGACGCCCACGTAGCGCGCGCCCTCGTCTACCAGGAGCGGGTCCGGCTCGCTGCTGCGTAGCTTGAGCAGGATGCACGGCTTGATGATCTCATTGGCGTCGAACGCTGCCGGCGTGATGGTGCGGTTGATGCCCTGCGGCCCCGTCTCGCCCAGGTCATAGATGCCGCCCGTCGCCGTTGCCACCAGCGTTGTGGTATCCGCTTCCAGTATCGCCTTTGCCGCTGAGAGTGCGCTCATGGCGCCAACATCCTCACGACCTCACTCCACAGGATCGGCGCGAAGTGGTCTATTGCCGGGTCGATGATGGCGTAGCGCCCGGC